GATGCACCAATAAAAAGATCTTTGTTATCCATAAATTTACTACTCACTTCTGTTGAATCCCATGTCCAGCCACGCATCAAACGCTTACGCGGTCGACGTTTCCATGATTTTACACGCTGTGGACGAGCTCGAGCTCCTGTCCTCAATGCTCTCATAATTTCATCAATCTCTCTAGACATACTAAAAGGGAGCTTCCTCGTATTGCAGAGGCACAATAGTAAGTTGTTTACGAGTCTTTGTTATCCATTTGGGAAATGGCCAGTTAGGCTCATAGTGCCTTAACTTAACTATATCATTATCCGTGTGTTCATCGACAATGGCAACAACACCGTCATCGGTAGTTACTTCCTGTCCCTTGTACAGGAAGCCGCTTTTACGTGGTTTCATTTGTATATGTGAGGAGCAGTGAACGTTGCAAACGAAGTCTGTTCAGCAATTCTTTCTGCTTCTAGCTCTGCATCTCTTAGATTTTTTGCCTCAAGCTCACATGTATCTCCATCTGTAAAGATGGCAACATAGCACTTGAGCTCATAGCTATACTCAACACCACTTACTTCAGGCATAATATACTCCAAAAACTACATTATCAATCAGTTATGGCAAGATTGACAACATGAATCTGACCACCACACATTTGTTTGAATATCTCTGCGCACCCTCGGGTGTGAAATACAATTTGTGTTCCTGTGGGTGTGACAAGTAAGTATCTCATGATGGTGCTCCTGGAAAAGAAAGAGGCCACGAAGGCCTCTCTATGTAGCTAGGTACGATCAGCGCTTGAATACGCGAGTGACGTAGTAGTATGCGTTTGCATAAGTGATCTCAAGCTCTTTAGAGATCAAAGTGGCAATCGCACCATTGCCTTTGTCCTTGTTAGCCTCGAACAGCTTCAATGCTGCATCTTTCTTATCATTAGTACGAGGAGTCTTGGCTGCACGAGTCTTCTCAGCAGCGATCTGCTTAGCAGAAGCAATCACTTCTTTAGCAGCTTTAGCAGAAGCTTTCTGCTCGGGATTGGCTTGTTTCTCCAAATAGTTAGTCAGAGAAGCAAAAGCAGCAGTTGCAGGGGTCATTTCAGAAGTAGACATAATAAAGTTCCTTTTCAAGTTAAAAAACAAACTAATCGAATCAGTACGGTTATTATATGACCGCTCAAACTTTTTGTCAACTGGCTATTTTGTGGTGATAATTATCAAAAAACTCACGAACTTCTGGTACATAATCCTTAGTTCGCTCCAGAAACACTTGCAAACCATCCTCATCAGTGGCTATCATAACACAAATCTGTGGACACCACACCCCTTCACGCTCATACAACATCAATGCATATGCAGTACACTGATAGATATAATTCTTAATCCATTCTTTTTTCTTGGCTTTCTTTGCTGTTTTAAAGTCGCCAATTGTTCTAATTCCGTGAATCCTTCCAACCATGTCGCACTGGCCAGCAGTACGGAGATCGTCCGAGTACAACATAATCTCGTTTGCATACACAACGTCGCACCACTTATCAAGATAATCCTTGATTCCTTTGAATGATGCAATGTTCGCTGGCATAGCATCACGATTCCAGTCAGGCTCGTTACGAAGATACCGCTCGGCCAACAAGTGAACGGCGGTACCTCTCCTGGATGCTTGTGTGGATATTTTATTTGCTGCCTCATTACCGACTCTGTTCCTCCACTCTTGAATACCAGAGGCACTAAGAGTGGAGAGAACGGTGGTAACAGAAGGATACTTCTCACCCGTTGGTGAAACATAGTGGCGTTTGCCGTCTATAGTTACTCTTTCGAGTTTATGATCGGCAAACGCATTTTCAATAATAAACATTCATTCCTCAACGGCTATGATAAGCGCCTTTACAAAATCAGAACGGACAATGTCGTTTTGTACAAAGTTCGTATGATGAAACCACTGAGGCATCTTGTTTGCCACAGTCATGAACCAATCGAAGCAACTCTTCTCTTTACGACCATCTAGATCAGTTTGCTTTGTATCGCCACAAACAATAACTCTTGTGCCTTTACCAACCCTTGTGAGTACACTATACAACTCATGAGCTGTCATAGATTGAAACTCATCAATAATTACAACAGCGTTCTCTAGTGTAATACCACGCACATATGATGTGGTAATGAACTCGACCATATTCTTCTTTGTAAGAATATCCCACGCTGTCCCATTCTCACATAGATCATTGAAGATCTGTTTGTAAGGAATGGTAAACACTTCCGACTTCTCTTGTAGTGTACCTGGTAAGTGTCCCATATCTCGTGTGGGAACAGCACTACGTACAACTACAATCTTCTCAACATCCTTGCTAAACAATGAGTTCAATGCAAGGTAAGAAGCAATAAAACTTTTACCTGTACCTGCTGAACCTGTTGCTACTACATTTGCACCTCTCGCATAGCCCTCAATCATATCTGACTGAGCCCATGTCATCGGTTCAATGTGCCTTACCTTCAAAAGCTCCTTATTATGTACTACTTTACGCTTTCTGTCTCTCTTCGGTGAAATAAAATCTTCACCATTGGCATAGGCAAGTTTAACGTTCAATGTTATTCTCCTTATTAGAACGTGTTGATAGTCGAGCGCGTGAAACGCTGGTCGTGCTTACTCCTTATCTCTTTTAAAACGTCTCTGAACCCTGCATCTGGTTTAGACTGAATACCAGAATAGTTGAATGCAGGCGCGCCAATAACGGACTCGAGGTCCGGATTCTCTGCCAGATATTGATCTCTAGCAGAGATACTCATAAACTTCTCGAACACCTCTTCGGTATTCTTATTACGAAAAACGTAAGTTGGCATTACTTCTTTTTGCCCTTAGTCTTAGGTGCAGCTTTGATAGCTGGAACAGGCTTCACCTCTACCACCGGTGCAGGAGCTGGTGCCACAACCTTTGGAGTACGTGGCTTACGAGGCTTCTTGACTGGTGCTGGTGCGACTACTGGTTGAGGAGCTGGCCCAGTTGGGAAAGGCCACTCAGTAGGAGTGACTTCAAACAGCGGTTGCTTTGGCTCTTCAACTTTGACCTCGGCTACAGGAGCAGGAGGAGCTGGAGGTGGTGCTACAGGTTCTGGTGCAGGAGCTGGAGCAGGGGTTAGCTCGGGCGCTGGTGCCGGCGTAGGTGCAGGCTCAGGCTGAATAATTGCTCTCTTTGTTGGACCGTCCAGAGGATGTTTCTCTGGTGGAATGGTAACAGCCGGTCCAAAAAAGAACTCGCTGATTTTTTTAAGAATAGACATAATTTTCTCCTCAGTAATTGTCGTATGAAATCAATCTCTTGTAATCTTTGGAGCGAAGTGCTTTGTCCAAATCCTTCATCATCTTTTTATTCTGTAACGTTTTTGCTGCTTTGTAGACATGACGTCCACGTTCTTTATCATCGTTGAGTGAATAACTGTCCGACTGCTTACGATTCTTGGCCACTTTACCTCTTACTCCTTCTCTTTAACTAGTCCTGGAAATGCTTGATTAACAAGTTTAGATGTGATTCCTTTGTATGGAATCTTCTTGTCCTTTACACTACAAATCAACTCAGCATCCTGAGGATACAGTCCTTCAATGAATTGAATGAATAGTGTTTCTCTTTTTATTGGGTGCATGTCGGGATATCCACCACCCTTGATAAAATTACTGAGTTTACGAAAATCTCTATACAGATTGCCTTCTTGATCAAGATGTTCTGTTGGTTTGTATGGAGGCTTACCAATAGGTAAGATAAACTCTACACGAGGATCAAGTGCATACTGCAACACAACACGGAGAGGAAGACTGTCGTTATCAACAAGAAACTGAGCACGCTGATTGACAGGTAGAGTTGAGCACTTGAAGAGTATCTGGGATATTGCTGGTCTCATTTAAAAGTCACCGATCGACTCCATTAGGAGTTTCATTTTATGTTTAATAAAGTAATTGAACATCTTATCACGAGGCTTGTCTGCCTGTGACTGATATTCGGCAATGATCTTATCCTGCAATGTCTGCGGAATCTTTTGTAGATCGATGAGGAGTGCGTTGCGACTCCAGTTTCTTTTCGTTTCTTCTGGCAGAGTATTGAAATCTGCTTTCAATATTTCTTCGATTTTTGTTTCTCTGAGAGGTTTCTGTCTCAGGCCTTCAATAATACTATTATCCGGTGAAAGAACGTTTGGAATACCATCGCCTCGATCACCACTCAGAATCAGATGCTGTTTAAACTTTTGTGGGTCTGTAGATGTTATGTCCTTCTTACGAACAGGATCGTGTTGTAATACGTTCCCATAAACTTGAAGTTGGACAAAGTCTTTATCCCCACTCAGAATCAAAATCCTATCATTATTATTTAGATCAGTTCCGAATTTCATGCACAAAGAGCCGATAACATCGTCAGCTTCTGCACCATCGACCTGAATGACACGGTAAGGAAAGTTTTCCTTCAGCTCTTGCTTGATCTGATTAAGCGTATCGAAAAGGGCAGGCCAATCAATGCTAGATTTCTCGCGATCCGCTTTGCGATTGCCTTTGTATGGAGGAAACACTTCGCGTCTCCAGTACTTACGGTCATCGCAAGCAATCACGAGCTCTCCGAACTCCGAGCCGAATTTTGTTTTGAGGGAGCGGATGGTATTGATCACCATGTGTCTAACAAGGTCAGGTTGAATAGCATCAGTGTGCGATCCAACCTGAACCATGATATTGGAGATCATTACCTGAGAAAGGTCAAGAAGTATCATAATTATCAAAAAGTAGTTTGTATCCTATATAGTACTCTACTTTTTAAGTAATGTCAACCAATCTTATAAGTGAACATCGGTTGCATCTTCCGTGACTCAGCAGTTGGATATCTTTGTTTCAAGTTATTCAACAGACCAATCCATTGTGGAACAATACGGTCCCAGCTAAACCGTGTATCTGCATACGTTTTAACTAACCGCAAGTAGTTTTGTGTTTGTTCCGTTTGTACAGTATCAATTGCATGAGATAGTACTCCTGCAAATACATTCGCGTGACGGTTAATATCATCATCCCACTGATACATCATATTCATCCCACCAGCAGTATCGACAAGACCGCCGTAGTTGGGGTGTACGCAAAGTAATCCTGCACTCATAGCTTCAATCACTGCACGGCTGTTGCATTCCATCCAAATTGAAGGATAAGCCATGATATGAGCCTTCTTCAATGCTTCACGTACAACTTCATTTGGTTGCGTGCCGTGGTAGTTGATCTTCGGATGTTGCTTGCAACGCTCAAATACATGCTCAAACCGTTTATCTGCTTCATGCCAACCATAGATGCTGTAGCTAGAGAATACATCGAGCACAATGTTATCATGTACTTTGCATAGCTCCTCGAACACAGGGACGAGGATCTCGAGTCCGCGCTGTGGAGTTGAGAAGTATACAAGACGTACTTCACCATTGGGTTTAGTATGCTGCTCGATTGGTTGAACACCGTTATCAATAACAATAGAGTTTTGATTGTGCGGTACACCAAGATAGTCACGGTACCGTGTGTACTGCCACTGACCACAAAACACTAGCTGATGGAAGCGATCACGGCTTTCCGATTGCCGTAGATGGCTGGTCTCTGGATCTTCTGGCAAATCATGTAGCCAGTAGACTTTGATCTTGTCGTCTTCAATCTGACGTACACGTGAACAGATAATTTGGAAATCGTTAATTAGTCCTTCTGGTAGACGTTTTTCCAATTCCATTTTCAATAGTTCTGTACCACCCTTAGAGTTAACAGAAATCTCGTTTGTATCAAATCCCATTTTTAAAGTGTTCCCATGATGAATTAATAATGTCTCTGAGTGAGTATGTATAACGGAATCCACTCATCCTTTCGTATTTGCCAGGATCAGCAACGAGGAATGGTTGGTCTCCAGGACGTTTTGGTCCCACACTCCATTTTACCTTCTGTCCTGTGTGCATTTCAAACTGCTCAATTATTTCTTTGACGGAGGATCCTCTTTTCGTGCCGAGGTTGTATGTTCCGTGAACTTCATAATTGATTGCAAACATGATTGCATCACAGATATCACAAACGTGAACATAATCCCTAACACAAGTGCCATCGCGAGTGGGATACTCATCACCAAAAACAGTAAGTTCTTGACCACTAAGAACACTACTGCAAATCCTGGAGATAAGATGGGTATCTTCTTTTTCCTCACCAAATCCATTATAAGCTCCTGCAACGTTAAAGAAACGGAATGAAGTAACATTGATACCGTGCCTCCAACAGTTATTAAGTACTTGTTCACACATTAATTTACTTTGTCCGTAGACATTAAGAGGCTCAACACGCGACTCTTCTGTCACAGGCTCATCACTTGCACCATAGACAGCAGCAGTACTTGCAAACACTAGTTGACCTTGCCACCCAGCGTCTTTCAATCGCTTAACAAACGCCATTGTTCTAGCTGCGTTGTTCTCATAATAATCAAGAGGATTAGTTGCATCTGGTCCAACAGTACTTGTTGCAGCTAGGTGAACAATCACATGAATTTTATATTGTAAAATGTGATGGATAACAAATGGATCGTCAAATGAAATCCTAAAGTGACGAATAAAAGTATCTGACGGATATAGTCCGTTAAGATTGTTGTCACATCCAAACAACTTAATGTTTACTTCTCGCATCCGTTTAGCGAGAACAGAACCAATGTATCCAGACGATCCTGTAATCAATACGTTCATGGCTCTGTCCATGCTGATGATGTGATCAACTGGGATGGTTGTTTCTTACTCAACTCTGCATAGAGCATGCGGTTACGTAGTTCTGTGCTACTAAAACGGTGAGTACGAGAGTTGAAGTGAAATGCGATTGCAAGATCTTCACATTCCTTCTTACCAGTGAACGGTTTATCTTTATATTCCTCACCGAGAATGCGAATATCTATTGGTAAGATCTGTATCAGGTCAATTAGATCTTGCTCGGTACTGTAGATTACGATTTCATCAACATATTTGACAGCATTTAGTTGCACATGCCGTTCTACGACCGATTGAATCGGTTTGTTCTTTACACCAGGACGATCAATTGTCGGATCTGTCTGCAGTCCACAAATGAGGTAGTCACATTGAGCCTTTGCTTCTTCAAGCATAAGAATATGACCAGCATGTAACAGGTCAAATGTTGAGCATGTGAACCCAACTTTCAAGTGTTGTCCGTTCTTCACTTTCATATCAACTATCCAAATCAAACGTTATTCTTGTAATCGAATCATAGCGAAACGATCTCCATGCACCTGTATCTATATCCCAAACAGGACACACTTCATCACTCACCTGTTTAACTCTATCAGTTGTTTTCTCATGAGGAATAACAATACCCTCTTTAAGAGTACAATTCATTTCTCGCTCTGAACCATCCTTCTTGAGGAAGGTAACTCTAACAGGACCAACCCTTAAGAGGCTCTTCAGCCACTCACGAGCTTTCTCTTGCTCTTGCTTTGTTCCAACAGAAAAAATATTGGGATCCATATTAACTCCAAATAAAAAAGGGGACCGAAGTCCCCTTATTGTATCACACTATTTGTGATCAGGCAAGGCCCAAAGACATTGCGCGGTAACCAGCAGCAATTACCTTGCGGCTAGGTGTACCAAGGCGGAACTTGGTAGTTTCACGACCTTTGGTGTCAACATGACGGTTAGAGTAAATTGGCAGACCGTCTTCCAGACGGAGCATGCTAACGACTTTGGTTGGCGAACCAATGTTGTAACGTGCAGCAATTTGCTTGCTGGTCAGCTCAGCACCGTTGAAAAAAGCTTTGCGAAGTTTCTCTTTTTGACTCATCATTTAAGTTTCCTTTCAATAAAATAACAAAGTATTGCTCAAAGCAATGTCGCTAGTTTACTAGCATTCACAAAAGATGTCAACGGATCAAAAAAGATTTTTTTGGCGTATAAGCGTCTTTTGCAAATTTCATTACACGTTGTCCAATCCTCATCACATAGAACTTACGACCTTCAATCTCATCTTCGTTGATGAGATCGCCGGTCACCGATTCATTGTTCAGTTGATTAAACAAAGTGAAATTCTTCTTTACAGTAAATTGATTTAGCGGTTGGCGTTTCATAGTATATGCTTCCTGTGAACCCTACAAATGATCCAATCATTGTAATACATTTCAGGGTTAAAGAGAACATTATGGTCAAATTGAGCTTTTGCCTCGTAATAAGAACACTCGCCTTTGTTCCTACATAACATCAATATCTCGCGGTGAAACATGTGCTTACCCAGCTCTTCAACATCCGTGGCAACAGCTTTTGAACTACCAAAATATTGTTTCCAATCAGAGGGAGCAAGGTAACGCTTCTTTTTTCCTTTGAGAATTTTTGTTTTTTTAAACCAAAATAACTTTTTACCAATGTAAACTTTTTGATTGGTTAAGTTTGTTATTTTGTAAACAAATCCGTAATCGTTTTCTGAAGGTTGATCAAACACAGCTCCTTTGTAGAGCCATTCAGTCATTTAAACAAATCATCCTCTTCGTCTTCAAACTCTTCGTCTTCACCTTCAACTTCACTACCGCAATACGGACAAAAGCTCACTGGTGTTTCAGTATCATACAAAGTGTGTACGACGAATTCGGAATCACAAGCATAACAAACTAACGGTTCTTCATCTCTTTCCAGCATGGTTACCTCACCAGTTTTTTCTTATTAAACTCTGATCCTTGGTTTTCTGAACCATTTCATCCCAATTTTTTCCATACTCACCGGCAGTATCTATTAATCCAAGATCGTCAAATCCTTTAACACGCTCATAACAACAATAACATCCACCACAATGTGTCGTAGCCTGTGCGGTGCATGAATGTGTTTGAGCTAGGAGATGTTCAATTCCAAGCTGATAGTACATATCTATTACATGTTTTTTCTGTAGCTGGTCCCGTATGAACGGAACAAAAATGTTGTTATTCAGCCGGCTACGTTCTTCAATCTCTGATGTTGTGTGATTAGCACTAAACCAATTCAGACCCTCACCTATGTAATGATTACAAGTGTTGTATGTACGATACACGTGACGGAGCAAACGTATCTGCTCCTCAGGCCCCATCGCAGTATAATCATCATCGTGCTTGTGTATATGAACCGCTCCTAGTGATAAAGCAATAGTTTCCGCATTCACTGCTTCCCACTGTCTTCTTCCGTGAATAACACCAGTACAAACATGTACATTTTGTGGACCGTACATTTGTAACACTAGATACAAAAGCAAGGTTGAATCCATACCACCTGAGCATGAAATGCTCACAGGTTTGTTTGTCTCAGGAAAATGCTTCGCTAAATCAAAAACTATACCGTCTCGCAGTGTTATTGTAGACATAAACGCCTTTCAGTTAATATTTTTTTATATTTATATCTTTTCACCACACTGTGCCCACACTTGATCCCATGAACCTGTTAGAGCACCTTTTGCATAATCAGTAGCTCGATTCTCAAAAAAGTTTGTATGTGTCGGTGCATTAATCATCTCTTCGACCCAAGGTAAAGGATTCTTCTTGACTTTCATAATTCCCTTAAGGCCAAGACTAATAAGGCGGCGATCAGTAATATAGCGGATATACTGTTTAACGTCACCAGCGTCAAGATCAACCATAGCGCCCAGGCTAAATGCCAGGTCAATAAACCTGTCTTCGAGTTGAACCATTCTTTCAGCAATGCTATAAATCTGTTGTTTGAGTTCATCGTTCCATATATCCCTATTTTCCTCGATAAACGTACGGAATAACTTGATCATTGACTCGGCATGCATTGTCTCATCGACGATACTCCAAGTGACGATCTGACCCATACCCTTCATCTTACCATGACGAGGGAAATTCAGCAGCATGATGAAACTTGAGAACAGCTGCATTCCTTCTGTAAACGCACTGAAGGCCGCGATCTGCTGAGCTATTGTATTTGCATCCTGACCTGCAATAGAGATGAAGTAGTCGTGCTTGTCACGCATTTCCTCATACTCGAGGAATTCGTTGTATGTTGACTCTGGCATTCCCAAAGTTTCAATCAAATGACTATATGCTGCGACATGTAGAGCCTCTCGCGCAGCAAAACCAGACAGCATCATTCGTATTTCAGGTTGTGGGAAGTATGGAAGATAGTTCTTAACATATCCACCAGCAACGTCAACATCACCCTGTGTAAAGAATCTAAAGATGTGAGTAAGGAACTGCTTCTCTTCTGGTGTCAGTTTATTTTTCCAGTCCTTCACGTCCTCGAGCATCGGCACCTCTGTGTGCAGCCAATGACTCTGTTCGTGTTTAAGCCATGCATCATAGGCCCATGGATAGTTAAACGGTTTGAAGGAGTTTCTTTCGTCTGTTAACTTTAGTTTTTTTCTTGTAGCGTTCATGCTTCCTCTTGCTTTATTGAATATCTTAGTGTTAAACCTAGCTTTAATCCGTTGAATCTGCCAGTGCAGTGTATATGCTTTGTCTCAAACATTATAAGACTTCCCGGAATAAAAGGAAACGCCTTTCCCGAGAGGCCAAAATAATACTCATATGGATGATCTAGATGTCGAGCCCAAAAATCATGATCGATATGTTTCTGTGTGTGGCCTTCTATTTCAGTAGAACCAGGTATGCCGTTCTCTGGTCTGGTTATGGAAAATCCGTTGCGAAAAAACTCATTTACCTTTTGTACCATTGCCCATGTTATTGGTTTCATATGCCATCTTTGATCAAAGACGACGAAATCAACAGGAGGACCCTCAACAAAAATAGGAACGACAAAATTTACTGATAGTGGCCAGTCAGGTTGATGATCAACATGAGGATGATATGGAGTTTTGTGTTTATAGAAGTTTCCACCAAGAAATTTACCCAGCTGTGGGTAGTAAGAACGTAGTGTAGGTTCAATCCACTCCAGAGCTTTACCAGGATCAGCTTTATTCATTACAGGCGAACGGTACGTACCAATCGAATCGTAGTACGTACGCATCCGCTGTATCAACTCATCATTAAAAACGTCAAAATGTTGACACGCTTCAATCGGACCCATCAATTACACCAGCTTGTCTTTGCTTCTCCGAAGTACTCTCTTGCATAACCGTTAGCAATCAATTGCTGGCGTAGACTTTTACCATCTAGAAGGACATCTCCCAGGACACGACCACCATACTTGTCCCAGTCCATGAGAATGATTTGACGTTTCGCACTTTTATTGATAAGCTCTTTGGTAAAAGCAGAAGCTGCTTCTCCTCGCTGAGCTTCAGAAGGACATTTGGCACGGAAGCTTTTTTCTGGGGTGTCAACTCCAAAGACTCTGATTGACAACTCTTTTTTAAGAGGGTCTGGCAACCAGTTAGCTTGAAAGGCAACGGTGTCGCCGTCGATGACCCTTGTTAAGAGCACATCATACGTGACACCGGCCTTTTGTTGAGCGAATGATAAAAGAGGTAAAAATAGTAGCGTTAAAAAGAGTTTCTTCATTTTTGTTATATTCCTTTTTTATTCTTAAAAACGATATCATAATGTGATCCTGCCGCCATTACGCAATAAAGACGATCGCCACGTGCAGTCATTGCCTCTTCAACGAGTGTCCATGTTCGTGTTGAAGGATTGACAAATAACATCATGGCTCCAGCCGCTTTTTCATTTCTTTCTGTTACACCAATAGCAAACGGAACTTCTTCATATTCCTTTGTCATGGCGAACACCTCATCAGCGCTGATACAGGTCACTTGTACTGTCGTTGTTACTTGTGCGCCAGCTACCGCACAAACAAACAACAGCGCTGTAAGGAGTATGTGTTTCACATCAGTTCCAATGCTTCTTCTAACTGTTGCTTGTTGAGCACACCACCTATTCTCTTAACAATGTTGTTGTTCTCATCGAGTAAGATCATGTGAGGAATACCTCGTATCCCCCATTCAATCGAGAGATGAGGGTTTTGATCCACATCAACTCTTTCAACAGGAAAAGGCATAGTTATCTGCTCTAGTATTTGATCAACAGCTTTACACTTCGTACACCAATCGGCTTCAAATTTAATTAGTCTCATTTTATCCCTCACAAGCTAAACATACGTCGCCATCCGCGACTGCTTTGAGATCGATCTCCTGGATCACCATACGCTCGATCTTCTTTGATACTTTATCTGCTTTTGCCAGCTTCTCACTGCGGCAGTAGTACATTGTTTTGAGACCTAGCTTCCATGCGAGGAAATGTACTGCATGTATATATTTAACGTCACTATCAGGTCGGAAGAAGACGTTCAACGATTGTGCTTGATCAATATATTTTTGACGATCAGCAGCATGATCGATGATCCATCGCTGGTCAATCTCCATTGATGTCTTAAACACATCCTTTGTCCACTCATCCATCCACTCTAAGTGTTGAACAGATCCATCGTTTGCAATGATAGACGACCACGTCTCTTCATACCAACCGTCCTTGTGTGATTCCGCTTCCTTGCGAATAATCACATCAAGATGTTTGTTCTTATTTAAATGAGCGCCGGAAAGAGTGTCTTGACGATATGCATTAGCACGGTAAGGCTCAATACTAGGAGAAGTGTTACCCATAATAATTGAACTACTAGCATTAGGAGCAATAGCCATAAGGTGACTGAAGCGCTGCCCACTCCCCACTGCATCAGGAGCCTCTCCGCGAAGTCTTCCAAGATACTGATTAGCTTCATTTAAACCACTCCTGATGTGTTTGAACATCTGATTGTTAAGAGCCTTTGCAATCACACTTTCGAATGGCGTGTTCTTCTTTTGTAGATATGCATGAAAACCGAGAGCACCAACACCGATAGACCGTTCGCGAGCAGCACTAAATCTTGCGCGTGATACGCTATCAGGAGCATTATCAATGAAATGCTGTAAGACGTTATCAAGCATCTCTGCCACGTCCCGAAGAAAAAGTTCGTCATCTTTCCAATCATCATAGTATTCCAGGTTCAAACTAGACAGACAACACACAGCCGTACGTTCTTTATCTGTCGGAAGAATGATCTCACTGCAAAGATTACTCTGTTTGATAGAAAGGCCAAGTTTCTTTTGAAACTCAGGCATCATTCTATTACTTGTATCAATGAAGTGAAGATATGGTTCACCTGTCATCATCCTCAATTCCAAGACTTTTTGCCACAGTTCTTTTGCTGAAACAACTTCACGCACTTCACCGTTATGTGGGTCTTTCAGTTCCCAATCATCGTTTGCATTTGGATCTTTCATGCAGTTCTCAATGATTTGCATGAATGAATCTGGTACATTAATGCCATGATGCAAGTTTAACGCACGCATGTTGGGATCACCAGTCGGTTTGCGCATTTCTAGAAAAAGATGAATGTCAGGATGGCTGATATCCAAGTAAGCAGCATAAGAACCGCGACGTGTGCGACCTTGACGGTAAGCGAGACTACTAGCGTCATAAGTGCGAAGATGAGGCATAACGCCAACGGACTTATCGTCGGCTGATCTGATTCCAATTCCAATTCCAACTCCTCCGCCAAGCATGCTCAGCCAGTTAACTTCTGATAGAGTGTCGACAAGACCTGCGCTGCTATCGTGTAGATATGGAAGAAAGCAACTAATAGGAAGACCGCGGGCAGAGCGACCATAAGAAAGAATGGGGGTAGAATAAGACAGCCAATGTCTACTAGCGTATTCGTAAAGTCTTTGCGCATGTGCTTCATCAGTTCCAAATTGTTTAGAAACGAAAGCAAATCTTTGTTGTGGACTTGTTTCTTCTTCTTTCATATAAGACTCTTGCAGTCTTTTAAGTCCTAGTTGATCAAAAAGTGCATCACGAGAGTAGTCGACGTTAATACCAAGGTATGGTGTAGGCATTCATTGCTCCAATTATTATTATTCAGAAACGAGTTGCGATGTAAGCGGAAGAATCTCAGTGATCACTTGTGCACATGCTTTAGCTATTTCGATGTGTTCCTTCTGCGTTCCATTAGCAGAACGGAGTTGTATATAGTGTATCCATGAACGCAATGTTCCGTTCATGTAAAGACGTGAAACAGTCAATCCCTCAGGTAAAACAGCACGCGCTTGTTCCTTCGCGATACCATGCGCGATTGCCCACTCATATGCGTTTTTACTTTCCTCAATCACTCGTTTCTGACGTTCTTCCCACCACGCCTTCAACGCAAGGTTGTCCGTCTCTATACTATTTTGTCGATTTTTTTCGTCTTGCAGTCGAGCGTCTCTAAGTACAAAGCTAAGCTCCTTGGTCGGATCAGCGTACCGTTGACTGAATTCTTGGAAGCTAAAGCTTCTATGTCGGAGAATTTGTCTTGCAATGTCTCTTGTGGTTTCGATTTCGAGGCAGGCCGAGACCATTTCGAGTGGTGACCAGTGCTGGTGTTTGATGAGGTATTTGATGAGTTTCTCTGATGTTGCGAGGGAAAGTTGGTTGCCTGGATTGGAGACACGGGCGCAATACGCGATAAGCTCTTGAACATCGTATAATCCTTCTGTTACTAACTCTTTAGCCGGCTTTGAATAACTAATTATTTTTACATTCATATTTTCTTCCATTGTGTAAGTCTCATCTTTGCAAGTAAGTCCCTGTATGTATTCTCATCTATCAGCCGTTGTATCTGCTGTGACGTCATCCCCGACTTAATCATATCGTTAATGTCTTTTTGCTGAACAGTATCGGGCCAAATACACACATTATATCCCTTATCGATTGCTTTTTCAATAGCGGCCACAATATCTTTGTTACGTGGCTCGTTATCATAAACAACCGTTGTTCTTTCTGGTTTCAAGCCAATCTGTGTAGTTGTCTTATCCAAATGAGCACCACCCATTGCAAGACAGTTATGGAGGAACATTGAATCAATTGGTCCCTCAACAACATATACTTGCTGTTTAAGGTCAATTCGGTCTAAACCATAAACACGAGGCTTTTCTTCATCGAGAATGATTGTTATATATCTCGGCTCGACATCAAAGAATGCACGACCCTGGTAACCAAACAGATTGCCACCTTGATCGACAAAAGGAATCACAAGACGTGGTTCATCCTTCTTTGAGAGATCAAATTTGTCTGGTTTGAGTTTATTTGTCCATGTTTTGAACTTTGGAGCATAGAACAGTCTCGAATGCATTACAGGAGGAATTTGTCTTGATACGACATACTTCCGTGCGGGATGAATCAGCTCTAGTTGAGATATCTTCCTCAGGTCAGACAGCGCTGTATACTTGATGAATTTAGGTGTAATAAACTTAGAAATGTCCGGAGCTGGCTCAACTATCCTATCCGTGGTTCCAACTCGTTCTAGGAAGGTTTCACGGCGATATTGCTCATATGCAGCAGGATCGACCTGCTCGAGGAACCGACCAAATGACATCGAAGCGTTGCAATTGTGGCAAGTGTACATGTACCTGCCTTCTTTACCAAGAATGTAACCACGAGCTTTGGTCTTACTCTTACGTGAATCACCACAAAGAGGGCAGCGCATATTCCAGATGTTATCATCCTTACGCGCAAACAT